CATATGTTGTACTAAAGTGTGAATATAATATATAACTAATAGAAGAGAGAGCTTGAAAGCCAAGCAGGGCAAGGCTTTCCAAAGGGTGGAGAAAATTTTTCATCTTTTTGGCGTTCCCCGATATTTTTCCGAAAAATCGTGTTTTTTAGCAGCCCGATCTGCTGTAAGCACCACTACGCCTCGGTTTAGAGCATACAAGGAAGAATCTCATAATAATCTGACATTGCTTGCACAGCCTGCGACAACACCTGCGAAAACACTTGAATATCCGGAAATAACAATTATTTTTCCCGTTTTTCCGCATATTTACGAAAAATGCGCTTACAAACTGGCTTCCATGCGGCGAGCTGTGTCGCGCCATTCCAGCCTTCAGATCAAATTTTTTGCTTGTATGCAAGAAGACTGCCTAATTTTTAGACATTTACGGCGGACTTTTTCTTTAGGTTATTTCGCCCCCGATTCGGGTATCGTCGTCGCCAATGCTGGTATCCTCGTCGTCTACGCCAAACACTGTGGCTATCGTTGCCGATTCTAGCCGTTTTTAGCCACGTTAAGGCGGCACTACAAAATTTTATAGGTGTTTGGTAGGCTACCCTACACGGGAGTAGTCAAAATCTTTTAACTCTACGTTTAAGCTTACGAAAAACAGAAAAGCCGTTTTGCTGCATATTGGTTAAAATTAGTACAATTTAGCCCCCGCTGAGGCTGCTATTTTTCGTATTTTTTGGTTGGCGGATGGGTGGAAGAAGTATTTCTTCTCTTTTGAAGGTGGGGGAAAAGTGTTGCTCGCATTTAAATGTGTGGATATAAAAATGTCCTTGGCGGCTGCTTGTGTGCCTATGGCATAATTGTGGGGTAATTTTTAATTAACTAATGAATCGGACAATACAATGGTACAAGAAACAGGTCTCCAGAAAGCCCGCAGAATACAGGCAGAGCGGCGCGCGCGGGGGGAGGTAATAGTTAAGCTAAGCCCCGTGGAAAAAGCACATGCTAATCCTAAAAGCCTGCGCGCTGCTATTAATGGCAAATGCTGGGATTGTACTTGTGGGCAAAGGCTGGAAATTGCGCGCTGCGAAATAACCGACTGCACACTCCACGCCGTGCGTCCATACAAACCTAGAGGCTAATATAATGCCAGCACCTTACTACAACCTTGAACAACTCGACTGCATACGGGCAGCCTTCCCCCGCCTTAACGGGGCAGCAGGGGAGCTTATGCACTTGCATAGCCCAAAAGCCGCCGCTCTTAAAAAACGGCTGTGGGAGCTCTCACCTATTCGCGCGCCCTATGTGGAGGCGCACCCGCGCTCTGTATTTACTACAGTGAAAAACTTGTGTACAGCGGGCGCGCCTTACTTGGCATACAACGACAGCGGCAAGCAGGGCAAGGAAGGCAGGCTTGCAACCGCCGTCGCGTACTTTATGCACCACTTTTTCCCCACCGTGCCATATAGGTTTGACGTCGCGGCAGACCTGCCAATGAAAAAGCAGGCAGCAGTAAGGCTGAAGTGTAAGTATCTACACGCCCCCGCTTATCCAGATTTATTTATTGCTTCCCCTGCTGTTATAAACGGCGTCGCGCACCACGGGCTCTATTTGGAGCTTAAGGCGACCCGCGCGGATGTGTTTACCTTAAACGGACGTCTCCGCAGCACTGAGCACCTAATAAACCAAGCTTATATGCTGGAAACTTTGCAACGTGGCGGATATGTGGCTGAGTTTGCCCATGGAGATGATTTCCATGTTTTCAATTTAATACACGCCTACTTGGTAGGGGAGGTGAACCGTGGTTGAGCTAAACGGGTACGCCCGCATTGTGGCACTCAGTCTTGATTTACTATTGAAAATCGATGGCGGGGCAGCTTTTAAGCTTAATGAAGGCAAAGATGTTCTGCTATTGCATAATGAAGCCACGCTGCGCCCCACTGCGGCGTTTTTAGCCACATTGTACAAGCACAATATCCGGCATAGGACTTATCGTGTAGGCGGCTGGTGGTTTGTTGACATTCTTGATTCACACCTGCGCTCCGTTGCTTCTTTTGCTCTAACAGGGGCAGCCTTTACACCCGATATAGAAGCGGCTCACTGCATTGTTTACCGTGGTACAGCATTTGCACAGGTTTTATTTGATTACCATGCGATTCAGGATTCTGCTGTCCCCGCGCGCCCGCAGGTTGTGCTCGAAATGTTGCGCGCCCTGCTTGTTTTGCAGTTACAGGAGAGCGCAGATTTCCCTACGGGGGCGCATGGCGTGCACAACGGGCGTCTTGAATCAAAGCAGGCACGCACATTGCCACGTTATACAAAAGGAACCTCCATCGCGAAGCGGATAGAAAGGTGGGGCGTTGCGCTTGCACTTAACGGCGTGGACTTAACTCGTAAGCCAGTACTTTGCAACGATGGGCGCATTACTTTATTATAGGCAGCTAACAGGCTATATTAAAGCTTTCTGCTTCAGCTAACCAAGGGTTCCCGCCATTGGTTAGCATTTTTATTTCTACATAGGTAAACATTATGAACTTTTTAAAAAATAAGCCCGCACAGGCTTTCATGCTTTTATTCTTCCCCCTGCTTTTCTTATTCGCAGGTTGCAGCCAAATGGAGGACATTTTTAAAACCAAACAAGGCTCCATTGTTGTCGCCGCGTCAGAATTAGCCGAACTTAATGACACGGTTAAGGCTGACCTTGTTATTTTGGAAAAAAGATTAGACACAGTGGCAGCAAATAAATACACCCCTGCGCAACTGGCAGAGTTTAGAATCGCCCTTGATTCCTTCGGCGTAGCGCATACACAATTTAACGCCGCCATTGGCAAGGGTGGGAGCGGCAAGGTGCGCGTACAGAACATGCTCGGCTTCTATACCGGTTACGCGAAAGCAAAGGCGGCATATTTGCGCGCCCGCCCGTACCTAAAAGCACCGGATAGGCAGCTACGTTTGATAGACGCTAATTTTAAAACTGTGGATAAAGCGTTAATGGATATTTATGTTCTTGTCGGGGCAGGTGGCACAGTTGAAGCCACAGCAGGCGTTAGATTGTTTTTGCGCACCCTGGACATAATTTTACGCGCCACTTAATTCCCCGTGTTACCACAAGGCATTCGTGACTTCACTATTGAGTGGGCTGCTACGCGAGACCCACTTGAAGCCTACGCGAATGTGTGGGGCGTGCATGCTGCGTCCCTAACACAATCTGAGCTTAAGGCGAATGTTGCCAATGCCATCCTTTATGATGGCGTTATAGAATACTATAAGCGGCTTGTGGAGGAGGCGGACGTCGTCACTTTGCTAAGTATGCAGACAAGTCTGGGGGACATTGCGCTCATGTATCAAGATGCCTACAAGGTAGCTAAGGCTGGCAACAATGCCGCCGCAATGGTGTCCGCTGCGAATAAGCTCGCCTCCTTGCACCGTATAGACCCATTAACAAACTCCCAAATTACCCGCAACGAAAACGCCGCCAAGGATCCGGACAATGCAAATGCAGACTATGATAAGGTACTTTCTACCTTAGCAGATAAGCTACCTGAGTAGCCTCCTATGGCAGCCGTTTCCGATTACCAAATACAGCAGGCGGTCAACCGCTGGTATCCGCTAATACCGCACCCCGTACAGCTCCAACTCGTGCGGGATGTTTCACGATTCAAAGTTGTGCCCGCAGGGCGGCGTTCCGGCAAAACAGAAAGGGCTAAACGCTTCCTTGCAAAGTACGCCATGAAAACTCCTGGGCTGTACTTTGCGGCAGCCCCCACTAACCAGCAGGCTAAGAAAATATGGTGGTCTGATTTAAAGGTGCTCTCCTTTGCAGGCTTGCATAGCAAAAAGCCGAATGAAAGCGAGCAAATAATATTTTTGGACAATGGCAGCCAAATTCACGTCATAGGTCTAGATGTCCCCGCCCGTATAGAGGGCACACCTTGGGACGGCGGCATTATTGATGAGGTTGCCAACCTCAAGCCGTACGCATGGGAATCAAACATTAAGCCCGCGTTAGACACATATAACCCGCTTAAGCCTAACCAGCGGGCGTGGTGTTGGCTTATAGGCGTACCGGACGGGCTGAATCACTATTATGACCTCTATCAGTATGCCTTAAACAGCGGTGACCCCGACTGGCGAGCCTATACGTGGTTTAGCTCCGACATTCTGCCCGATGATATTATATTGGGGGCAAAACGCTCCATGTCCGCCAAGCAATATAGGCAGGAGTACGAGGCAAGCTTTGAGGGCGCAACGGGGCGCATATATGAGGAATACGGGGAGCAAAATATAACTACCGCAACCATACAGCCGCATGAACGGTTGCTATGGAGCCACGACCAGAATTTTACGCCGCTTTCCAGTTGTATAAGCGTGGAGCGGGAGGGAAGCTTGCTATTTCTGGATGAAATTGTGTTAACAAGTGCCATAAGCCAGCAAAGCGCATTGGAATTTGTGGAAAAATATAAGTATCACCAAAACAAGGAACTTCACCTGTTCGGTGACCCAGCAGGCAGGGCAGGGGAAAAGCATGGACACAAATCAGATTACATTGTGATCCAAAATGTGCTGCGGGCGCATGGTTGGCGTGTGGTTAATCTAGTTTCCCGTAAAGCCCCCGCCATAAAAGACAGGCAGAATGCCGTCAACGCTATGATTTTAAACGCCGCAGGGGACACCACGCTTTTCGTGAACCCCACTACTGCCCCGTGGGTGCATAGGGGTTTAGCTACTGTTCAGCTAAAAGAGGGCAGCAGCTTTCAAGAAGACCAGAGAAACCAGTACCAGCACATAACGACAGCCGTAGGGTATCAGGTGGCAGTTATGTTCCCTCAACTTGCCTCTGGTACTGCTGCCGCGTTGGACGGGCTTTATTAATTGGCTTATACTACCGCAATATATCTGAATGGAAAAATATCATGTCTATAGCCGTATCCGGGCAGCACCCTCAGTATTCCGCTATGTTGCCGTTGTGGGAAAAATGTGAGACTTTCTTGAAAGGGGAGGAAGCTGTAAAGGCAGCAGGTATAGCCTACCTCCCAAAAACCAGCGGCATGGAAAAAGCAGCGGCAGGCGTGCAGTATTATGAAGCTTACAAGTCACGCGCCCGTGTGTTTGATTTAGCGAGTCAATCCCTTAATGCCCTGCTTGGTTTGGTACTGGAAAAGCTGCCTGAAGGCAACCCCGACCGCATATTCACCAGCAACGGTGAAACCGATATAGATTTCAGCGCGCACATACTGCGTGAGCTTTTTGCTAAGGGGCGTTATATATTGGTGGAGGACTACGTGGAAGGCACGGACATTCTTACTAGCGGGTATGCAGCGGAAAGCTTTATTAACTGGAAAATGGATGCAGCGGGCGCGCTGACGCTTGCTGTGTTTAAAGAGGACATTGTTGCCTCGGGGGGGTTCTCCCATACAGCAGACACACAATATAGAGTTTATACACTGCAAAGCGGCAGCTATACAGTAGAGCTATTCGATGAAAAAGGCGGCAACCTCCCCGTAAATGGGGAGGCAACAGGGGAAGTTTTGCTTACTGTGCCACGGGACGCGCTGCCCATTACGGTTATAGGCAGCATAGATCTGAGTCCGGACTGTGACCCAATCCCATTGTTGCCTATTGTCAATTGCGCCCTTAGTGCCTACCAGCTAAGCGCGGACTACAAGCACTCCCTCTTTCTGGTGGCGCAGCCGACACCGTGGGTTAAGGGTATAAATGAAAAGGCATGGGAAAATATACACGCCCAGGGTGGCGGTTCCGCTGCCTTGTGGTGGCTTGGTGACGAGGGGGAAACAGGCTACCTGGAGGTTGCTGGCGGCGGTATAGATTCCTTGCGCCAAGCCTTAACAGACGAGCTTAAGCAGGCTGAAAGCCACTCGGTGCGGCTAACACAGCAGGATTCAGGAAATGTGGAAAGCGGCTCAAGTCTAACAGTGCGCGCACATGCGCAACATGCAACTATCCACACAATCATACGCGCCCTGGAGCATGGCATCGCGGCAGCGTGGGAAACTATGGTTTCACGTAGTAGCACCGCCGCAGCAGATGCATTTCGCATACAAGCTGATTTCAGCCCCTTGCAGGCGAGCGCGCAAATGCTCACAGCAATGTCAAATGCTGTGGGACAAACAACCATCCCGCAAACAGTGCTTTTTGAGGCTTTACGCAAGTTTAAATTGACAGAGCGCACCGATGAAGAATTGCTTGCGGACTTAGCAAACGGGAGCTTTGCGCTCCCCGTACCAACCAACGAGACCCCACCGAAATGACAACTTTAATTATTGACGCAAAAAAGCATCGTGTTTATGCGGATGGACGCATGACTAGCAGTGATTCAGTTTTAGCTGAGAAAACAGTTAAATGCTGGGCGATTGCATGGCGCACACCTACCACAGCCAGCAAACAATCGTGCCTTCTTACAGGCGCGGGGGACTGGGCGATTATCCTTTTATTGCGCGACTGGTTAGCCGCTGGCACAGATTCTTTCCCCGCATGGGCTGCAAGTAAGGGCTATGTTTTGGAAAAGGCTGCCACCGCAAGCGTTTACTTGTTAGCGCAAAATGGGGGAATATGGGCATTTATGCCGCCATTTTACCGCCCAGAGAGAGTCACGCCTGAATCACGCTACCTGTGTGACGGCAGCGGCTACTTAGCAGCATCCGGCGCGCTTGAGGCGTTCGGCAACAATGGCATGTGCGCTGCCAAGGCTTTAAAGATTGCCTGTAAGCTTGATATGGGCAGCGGTGGACGCTTAAGCCGCTTTTTCCTGGCGGATGACGGCAGCCTGGTCCAAGAAATTATAAGGGACTGTTGAAATGGGCAAAAGTACCATTATCCCTACAGCCGCAAACCTAGAGGGCGCGTTCTCCCTGTCTATTATTAGGGGCAGCACAAAAATCCGCGTAAACAGGGACATTTATTTAAAGCTTTTCGGCGGCTGGTACATGATCCCCGCAGGTTTAGAATCGGACGGCGCGTCTGTGCCTTGGCTTTTAACTTGGCTTGTTAAGCGGTTTGATTCAAGAATATTATTAATGAGCGTGTGGCATGATTATGGGTACATTTCCCAGTTTATGCCGCGCATTGTGGTGGACACTATTTACCGCGAGGGACTTGCCCTAACTTCAAACGTGTGGATAGCAGGAACTTTTTATTGGGCGTTAAGGTTTGGCGGCTGGGTTGCATGGTATAACCACAAGCGTAAGGGAATCAGGAAATTCCCGAAAGCTATGGCGCGGTTTAACACATTTTTGCATAACGTAACGTCTAACCAGTAACGGGAGTAGCACTAGAATGAAATTCGAGACAGCTTTTAAAAAGCTAATAGGGAATGAAGGCGGGTTTACCCGCGCATGGGGAGACCGTGGTAACTGGACATCGGGAATCGTGGGTGTAGGTAAACGTAATGGCACAAAGTACGGCATAAGTGCTATGAGTTACCCGCACCTCGATATTAAGAATCTGACATTGGACAAGGCGCGCAGAATATACAAAAACAAATACTGGAACCCGCTTAAGATAGACAGCCAAAACTACCCTCCAGAAATCGCGTTTGATTTGTTTGATACCGCAGTTAATAGCGGCGTTAAGCAGGCGGCGCGTCTGCTACAAAAGGCGGTCGGTACTCCTGCGGACGGCGTTATCGGACCGACAACCTTAAAAGCCGTTTCGATGTATAAGGGGGACGGCTGGCATCTTGTGTCACGGTATAATGGTATGCGGTTACATTTTATGAGCAATATTTCCTTCTGGAGTCGTTTCAGCAAAGGTTGGGCGCGGCGTGTAGCTAATAACCTCCTTAGACGGGGGGGCTGAAATGGATTCTTTTATAGCTGGTGTTACTATAGGTGTCCTGTTCACCGTACTGTTATTTGTGTTGCCAATGTTAAGCACCACAAAGAAATTGCAAAACGCCCGCATATCCGCGCTTATAGAGCTCGACACCTATAGGCAGCGGTTATATGAGGCGCGGGATTACCTCGTAGCGGATACGCCTGTAGTTGGGAACGTCTGCCTGTGGGTGTTGCACAAGGACAGCACTATAGAGCAGCTACGTGATGACATTCGGAAACATAAGTTCAGCACGATGGGCAGTTATCTTAAGCACAGGGAGACGCTTGAAAGCAAGGTTCGTGGTAATGCCGAATGAAGCCGAAAAGCTAATACTACGGCATACCTATCTCGAGCGGTACAGCGCGCATCTTACAAGTGAGGTTTTGAAGGCTTATGCGCCATTAGAGGAGGAATTGCTGAATCTGTTTGCAGCTTTTGAGCGGGACGCAACCCCCGCCGAGCTGGATGCTTTTAGGCGCAGCACGTTAAGCAATCCCCGCGTCCGCGCGCTGCATAAAAATGTAGCGGATCTTTTTAGCCAAATAGAAAAGAATATCCTAGCTATAACCAGCGTGGAGCTGGACATGCTTGCAAGCTCCGAGGTGGCGTTTACCGGGAAAATTCTGAATCAAACGGGAATCGCAGTGGCAGGCAACGCAATTTTAAAAGAGCCTGTACTCGGTATTGGTTTAACGTCCGCGTGGTCACAGTTTGGCGACGGCGGGTTTAAGCGCACAATAACCGCCGCTGTGCGTGGGAGTCAAGAGGGAGCCCCTCTTACAACATTTTTAAAAGGTAGCAGTGCAGCAGGCTACACCGATGGGACGTTGATGCAGTTTAGTAGGCAGGCAGCCACCCTTGTCAATACGCAAGTGCTAGGTGTGGCTAATAATGCTAGAATTGCCACCTACAAAAAGGCTACGGTTTCCAAAACAATCACGGCAGCTACGCTGGATTTCAGGACGACACCAATATGCCGCATAAGGGACGGGGATGTTTACGATGTAGGTAAAGCACCGCCGCCGCCTTATCACTATAATTGCAGGACGATTATAGTGCCGTATGACGGTAAAGCTATTGAACGCCCTTTTGTGAAGGATTCGCGCCCTGTTAAAAGAATACCCAAAGACCAACGAGGTAAAAAAATAGGGCGCACCACGCTCACATACAAGCAGTGGTTCGATCAGTTGCCGACCAAGCACCAAAAAGAAATACTCGGACCAGCTCGTTACAAACTGTACAATGAGGGACGCGCAACCCTTAAGCAAATGGTAAACATGCGCACAGGAAAGCAGTACACTTTGAAACAATTAGATAACTTAATATAGGAACTACCAACGATGAAATTTGATTTTACAAAAGTAGCAGGCTTAAGCGCGGAAGCCATTACGTTTTTAACAGACGCCGCAGTTGTGACAGCAATGGACACCGAAAGCGACGCACAGTTAGCCGCACAGGTTGCCGCACAGGTAAAGGTAAAGGAAACCGAGTTTGAAACCAGCAAGGCGGACTTTAAGGTAAAAATGGACGCCCTTGACGTTAAGCGCAAGCAGGCAGAAAAAGACCTCAAGGCAGCACTGGAAAAAAAGACGGGGGACGCTACGGCGGATGAGCTTAAGGCAGCACAGCTGGAGGCTACCACGCTTAAGGGGCAGCTCGAAGCCCTGCAAACTGAAAAAGAAAAGCTTGCAAACGATTATGAAAGTACGGCTAAAAGCTTGCAACAAAAGGAGCATGAGTCTATTATCCACAATGCAGTAACAGCTTTTAATAAGCAAAACAAGGAAATTCAGGTTAATCCAGATTTTGAGGACGTGCTCGGTATGTATGCCAAGGAACACGTCCAGCTGGAGAAGGACGACAAAGGTGTTTTTATACCGAAGATCTCGAAATTCGACGGCACACCATTAACCACAGCGGAAGGATTGGGAACGCCCACAGACTGGCTTAACTACCTACGCAATGAAAAACCTGCGTTTTTTACTGCCCCAAATGGAAGCGGTGCTTCAGGAGCCAAGGCTGCCGGTGGTGGCAATGGTAAGACAATGGCGAGAGCAGACTTTGAGGCGTTACCAGCACACGAAAAAGGCACAGCCGCCGCTGAATACACCTTAGTTGATTAAAATTTAGGAGCACCAGGAAAATGAACACTTTAACGGGGTTGATCCCCACAATTTACGCAAATTTAGGGGTCGTTAGCCGCGAGCTTATTGGATTCATCCCAGCAGTTAGCATGGATGCTAATCCCGCAGAGCGGGCGGCAATCGGGCAGGTTGTAAGATCCCCATTAGCACCTGTACCACAGGTTAATAACGTCAACGCCTCCATGCAAATTCCGGAAGGTGACGACCAGGATTTCACCTACGTCGATATGACAATTACGGACTCCAAGGCAGTGCAAATTCCGTTTCCAGGGGAAGACCAGCTTGCGCTAGGGCAAAATATGACATCCGTTTTCGGGCAGCAAATGCAGCAAGCGTTCCGCAAACTCGCCAATATGATTGAAGCTGATGTTGCGGGTAACTATGTTAGCGCATCCCGCGCATACGGCACAGCAGGCACAACGCCGTTCGCGGCAGGTGTAGGAGATGCCGCACAGGTTAGGAAGTTACTTGTGGATAACGGCGCAATGGGAGACCTCCGTTTAGTAGTAGGCACGACCGCAGGCGCAAACATTCGCAGCAATACGCAGCTAACTAAGGCAAATGAAGCTAACACTGATGACACCTTGCGCCGTGGCACATTGCTGGATCTGGCTGGCATTAGTATACATGAATCCGCAGCAGTCCCACTACACGTACCTACAACCGCAGCAGACAACCTTATAAACTCTGGAGGCATCCTGCCCGTAGGTACAACCGCTATCCCTTATGACACAGGTACAGGCGCGTTTAATGCTGGTGATATTGTTATGGGGGACAGTGATGCCCGCCACTACGTCGTCAATAGCGGCGTAGCTGGTATGGCAACCCTAAACGAAATCGGTATTTTGGAACCGTGGGCGGATAACAGCGCATTCGATAAGGGAACTACCCCTTATGAAGCTAACTTTGCATTCGAGCGCGGGGCTATTCAGCTTGCAGTCCGTGCGCCTGCATTGCCAGACGGCGGGGATGCCGCAGTAGACCGCACCACAGTGACGGATCCTGTTAGTGGTATCAGCTTTGACATTGCAGTGTACCTAGGCTACAAAAAGAAAATGATAGAGGTTGCTGTGGCATGGGGGTCTAAGGTTACTACACCGCGCCACACCATGCTCCTATTAGGCTAATAGCCTTAAAACTAACTAAGAAGAGGATCTTAGTCCAGGGGCGGGGTTTGTAGGCTCCGTCCCTTCCTACACAGGCGGCACTCATGCAAATATCACAACCACACAGATTTCAAGTTTCACAGTTGTTCCCTGAAACTAGCAATGCGTCACAGGTAGCTGTTTATGTTTCTGGCACAGGCTCGATTACATTGGAACACCGCGATGACGCTGGTGATAACATCCCCCTAACGGATGGCGCACTTGATAATCCAAGTCAAAACACAATAAACAACGGTTTCGGCGCAAGGCTCTACGCTAATGTCACCGGCTGCACCCCAACTACACCGCTTAATATTATGTTCTTAAAAATAACATGAGCATTATTACTCACAGTGTTGTGTCGCCGCTTGTTGGTTCTGGCGGTTCTAGTGGTTCTGGTGGATGCACGCAAGCGCAACCTGACCTTGTTTATGTAATTGAAGATGTGTCAGTCACACCCGATTACACAATAATAGATTATGAAGAGGCTACCTCATGATAACAGCAGGAGCGTATCTAACAGTAAATTCAAACTCACCATCCGATTTAGAAATAGTTAAAGTTGATACTGGATTAACAGATCATATACGTTACGATCAATTAACAACTCTGACAACTAATGAAGATGGTATAAAGCCCGTAGCAGGTAGGGATTTTTTCATCACGTCAGGCACTTCAATTAACTTGTTGTACTTATATCATTATGATGGCAGAGAAACTCCATTGCCGAATAACACCGCATCCGGCAATGTTGTCTCAATAGCCGTCAGCGGGGATGGCTCAGTAGCCGCTTTCTGTACAGTAAGTAACAATCAAATAGTATTATACAATCTGGATACTAAAACAGTCATTGGTGTTGTGACTGCCGGGTTTACAATAAATGCTGCATACGCTTTTATGGCATTAAATGCTAATGGTTCAAAATTGTGCGTACATCCCTATGGTAAAGCATTAGAAATTTACAACACTGCTGATCAAACATTGGATGCTACAGGCGATATAACCACACAGTGTAGAGGACTTGCAGCTAACGGAAATGACTGGGTATTTATTGATGCTGATCAAGATGTGTTCTCATTGACAAGCGCAGGAGTAACTACAGAAGAGATTACAAACGCACTTAACGGGACGTTTAATCTGGGAAAGAATTTTAACATTAGTCCAAATGGAAAATACCTAGTTATAGGTGGTCATGATGTAAATGGATCTGTTGTTGTAATTAACTTAGCAGATTTTACAACAATCCCATTGCCACCCTTACCTTCCTACGGGGTGGTTTACAGATGGAAAGATGATAATACGTTGTACGCATTTGTAACATATGCATCAGGTAGTTATGGGTATGGATATTTCGAGTCTAAATTTAATGGAACGGTATTTACGCCATTTAAACGCAAAGGCTATTTATCTGTAAACGCATATGCTGTTGGTGAGTTTGTATATGATGTAATGGCGGAAGTCTCTGGCACAATTACAGATAATGCAGAAGAGACTCAGTTTAAGGTGTCCGCAACACTAATGGACGGTGTTACTCATGTAGGTACGACAACTTTACCTGCTGGCGAAACAAATTTTACTTTGCAAGTACCCACGCAAGCTCCTGTAATTGTTACGATTTCTGGCGTTGTAGATACAATGCATCAAATTGACCGCGACTATCTTGTCGGGGATATGATATTTGTTGGGGACACGATTTACACGTACGAATGTACAACCGCAGGTCATACAGCACTAACTAAACCCGCCTACCCAACTACCGGTACAATAACAGACGGCAGCGCAGTATTCACAGTTAGAGGAAAATTAGCTAGACCTGTTGTAAACAGCCCGGTCTATCCAGTTTTGAATATTATGTGAACGGCACACGGGGTATTTTTACCCGTGCTGAACTCCACGTAAGGATCGATGCTGAGGAGGATATTACTCAGGCTATTAATATGAATTATATGTTTAGAAACTCTGGTATGAGTGTGCATAGCTTGTACATTGATAGCACCTGCTTGGCAACCAATCCAATAATAGAGAGTAACACTGAGATTATTTAAAATGGACACAAAGAAAATATTAAGCTCCAAACCCGCGCTTGCTACGTACCTAGCAGTGAACCATCTAACTGCTGTGCAGTTGCAGGAACTTTTAACCATAGAAAAGGGCGGCAGAGCGCGCAAGACTGTCATACAGTTGCTTGAGAGCTTGCTAGAAGCCCCCGAGGATGAGCCTGTGGCGGATGAAGTGCCTGCCCCCATAACGCCCCCTGAAGGCTATGTATGGGCTGAAAATATAACGGATGGGGATTTTGATCCCTACATTGCGGCAGGCGGGACAGTAACAGACTTGATCGCAAAGGGCTATTTGCTGCCTACATCCCAAGCCTACTTCTTTCCCAAAATTGGCGAAGCCGTAGAAGCAGAAACAGCAGAAACTGTGCCAGACGTTGAGCTGCCTCTTAAGGCTCCTACTAACACCGAGGAGGAAACAGCCCCCGAGGAAACAGGGCTTGTGGACATGACGCTGGGCGGAAGGGTTGCACAGGTACATCCGCTTTCCATAGCTTACTTTAAGTCCTACGGGTGGCAAAGGAAATGAGCCTTGTAATAGCCGCAGCGGACGGCACACCGCTAGACGCTAACAGCTATCTTGACTTAATTACGGCAAAAGCGTTTTTGAACTCCATGGGGGCGGATGCTTCAGCCCTGGAGGAAAGCCATCTGCTTGTTGCAATGACATTTCTAAACGGCGTGGCTTACTGCGGCAAGCAAATCAGCGCGGCGCAACCTCTGCCATTCCCACGCGAGGAAGCGGGGGAGTTTAACCCCGTGCTTAGCTTAACAATAGCAGCACAGGCACAGGCATGGACGGCACACTACGCCAGAACAGGCGCAATAAGTGTGGATAACACCCGCGATATTACAGGCAGCCGCACCAAACTAACGGAAAGCACGGTGGATGTACTTACGCGCAAATGGGCAGCAGGCAAGGATAGGAGTTTCGACCTGCCATTTTATGCTGAATTTCCGATGTTAGAGCAGTTGATTAACCGTCTAACTTGTGCCAATAGACCCCCCAACATAGGCGGGGCAGCGAGGTTTCTTCGTGCATGAACAGTTTATAGTTACGGCGTTAGAAATGATTGCCGAGGACGGCGCGGCTGCCGTCTTGAATCACTACGCAACTCCCGCAACTGGCACAGCCGCAAGGGCAGGGCTAGTAG